CAGGACCGGGAACTCTATCCGACGCTCGGACCGCAGATCTGCGACTTCATCGAAGAGCGCCTCGTGTTTGGCCCTGGAGACCTACGGGGACAGCCGGCGGTTGTCGACGACGAAAAGCGCGCGCTGATTTATCGCGCCTATGAGGTTCACCCGCGCAAGCACGCCCTCGCAGGGCGACGCCGGTTCAAGCGGGTGGGGATCTCACTGCCCAAGGGCTTGGCGAAGACAGAATTGGCGGCCTGGCTCGCCGCCTGTGAATTGCACCCCCAGGCGCCGGTGCGGTGCGTGGACTGGCAGTGGGACAAGGCGGCCAAGGCATGGCTACCAATAGGTGGGCCAGTAACGGACCCGTACATCCCGATGGTCGCATACACCGAGGAACAGTCGGACGAACTCGCCTATGGAGCGCTGCGGGTGATGCTCGAGGGGGGGCCGCTCAGAGAAGATTTCGACATTGGGCTGGAACGGATTATCCGGAAGCGAGGCGGCGGAAAAGCGGTGTCCCTGTCGTCCAGCCCGAACGCGCGAGATGGTGCGCGCACGACCTTCGCGGTGATGGACGAGACGCACTGGTGGACGCTGCCTCGGCTTAAGCAGGCGCACCAGACGATGCAGAACAATCTCGCGAAGCGGAAGATGGCCGACCCGTGGATGCTTGAAATTACGACCGCGCCAGAACCGGGTAGCGGATCAGTCGCCGAGGCCACCATGGATTACGCCACGGCCGTGGACGAAGGTAGGGTTACGGACTCGACCCTGTTCTTCTTCCACCGGCAAGCGGGTGACGAGCACGACCTGACGACAAAGGAAGGCGTTCGGCCGCGGTGATCGAGGCGTCTGGTTCGGCGGCAGCGTGGCGTGACATCGAGGCGATCGTCGGGCTCTGGAGCGACCCGACCACGGACCGTGCGTACTGGGAGCGGGTTTGGTGCAATCGGCTCGTCAAGGGCTCGTCCCAGGCGTTCGAGATGCAGCGCTGGCGCACCTTGGCCCGGCCTGACAATCCGGTGAAGCCCGGCGAGCTGATCGTGATCGGGTTTGACGGGGCGCAGTTTCACGACGCCACCGGCATCGTCTGCACGCACGTCGAATCGGGGTTCCAGTGGGTGGCGGGGCTCTGGGAGTGCGCCGGGTAGGCAAAACTGGCAGGTACCCGCGGCGGAGGTTGACGCCGTCATGCGCGGGCTGTTCGAGCGATTCCAGGTGTGGCGGCTCTACGCTGACCCGCCCTACTGGCAAAGTTGGATCGCGGCGTGGCGTGGATCGTTCGGAGAAGACCGCGTCGTCGAGTGGTGGACGAATCGGCGCCGCCCGATGGCGTCCGCGCTCGAAGGCTTCGACACGGCGATCCGCGACGGGTTGATCTCCCATGACGCTAGCCCGGATCTCGCGCGGCATCTCGCCAACGCGCGGCGGCAGGACCTCTCGCAGCGCGACGAGGAGGGCAAGGCATTATGGCTGATCCGCAAGGAGCGGCCAGACTCTCCACACAAAATCGATCTCACGATGGCCGCGGTCCTCTCTTGGGAATGCCGCACCGATGCGATCGCAGCCGGCGCCGTGAAGCCGCCACCGGAATACACCCTGATGATTTTTATACACTGATAGGAATGGTGGGTTCCTAGCCCGATGAGTGACAGCTCAATCGGGGGGCGCGGCTGGCAGGCGTGGGTGCTCGCCGGGCACGCCGAGCACCACGCCGCGCGTTCAGCGGCTGCCCCGGAACTCGTTCAATGCGGGAAGGACGTAGCCGCGCGGTGAGCGTGCGCACCTGGTGCGCCGTTCACGCTGCGCCATTGCGCGCTATGCTCCATCTGAAGCCGATGGTTTGCAGGTTCGAATCCGCCGGACGCGCAGTTCGCGCGCATGCTGTTAGCACTCAGTGGGAAGTACGGTGAGCACATTCCGTGATCTGCAGTACTATCTCGCGCTGACCCATGAGCACTTCGCCACGGAGCTCTAGCTACAAGTCGCGACGACTCACGCCGACAGAAGCACGACGCGGGCACACGATGCGGCGAACGATCGCGAAGTCACTGGCGCTGGTTTCTGCGTGGTGGCGGGCTCCCAACGGACTGGCTCAAGAACGGATCGAGCACGCCGCAGCGATACGTTGGAGCTACTGGGTGCAAGGATCAGTGCGCGGCCAGCTGCGAGCTGGGTGAGTGCCGCCTCGACCTGTGCCTGCGTTTCCCGGAGGGCCACGGCAATCTCCGGGGGCCGCGGTACTCGCCCGGTTTCAGCTGCATGCCCAAACCCGTGCAGCCGTGCGCGGTCTCGGAGCGACTCCTCGCCGCTTGCCCCTCTCATGATGCTACTTCTTGCGTCCGGTCTTCCGGCCTTTACGGCTGCGAGTCGTGGAACCATCGCCAGCGCTTTTCTCGCTCCGCCGCGCTGCCCAATACGCCCGCATCCGCTCTCCTTGGGCCTTTCGAGCAGCGGGGGACATGCTCTTGCGCTTGGAGGGCTGGTTCGCTTGAGTCGCTGCGCCGTCCGAAGCTGACTCGGTCTCCGAGGTTCTTCCGGTCTTCTCGCCACGCCGCTTGGCCCAATACGCTTTCATGCGCTCGCCAACGGCCTTGCGCTGGGCGGCGGACATGCCGCGGCCCTTGCGGGCGGGCACGGAAGCGCGCCGTGGGCGCGGCGCGGTCCAGGGAGCCATTCGCTCGCGCGGCGCCCCTGCCAAGGTCCGGAAATGCTTGGAGGATTGCATCTCGTTCGTGTGAAATAGCTTGCAGGCGTGCCTCCGCACCAAAACGCGCAAAGTGCTGCATCTGATCTCTGGTCATGTTGCCCTTTGATCATAATCGACAACCTTGAGCTTACTCCATTCGCGTGGTTAGTGAAAAGAACTGCGGCGCTCCATTTTCGTGTTCATGGACCGGCCATCGCGATTTCGTCAATGAAAGAGTCGCGTGAGGGAAACAGTACTTTACTAACGCTTAGGGAAGGGTGGCGTCTCCGGCGGCAGGTTGAACAAGAAGAAGGCATCCGTGCCGCAGTTGTCGAGAGTGATGCGCTCGTCCAGCAATCGAGGGTCGCTCGGTGGCCCGTGGGCGCGGACCGTGTACACGCCTGGGGGCAGACCGACAAACACGAACTGACCGTCCGTGTCGGTTGTCGTCTGCCGCCAACCCGCCTGCCCGACGCAGCCGTGATGGATGGTTGGTGGACCATTGGGGCACGGTACGAGGGCAGGCCGGTAGCGGCGATGCTCCAACGCACAAGGGCGCGATATCGTATTGGGACAAGGCACATGTCAGCTTCGACAAGATTGAGTGAGTCCCGCCCGAGAAGCGCTGCGCCCCCGCCCACGCCTTCGAGCACTCGCCGTGGCCGCTGTCGAGCACTCCGAATCTTCTAGGTCACATCATCGATTTCCGTATGAACGCCCCCCTACTGGCATACGATGAAGTGGCTGATGACTATTTGGCCCAGGCACGCCGCGCTGGCGCGCCGCGAAGCCTGGACCGATAGGGTGCGCTGTTCACGCGCACACCGGAGGAATTGAAACGTCTCGCGCGTGAAGTCGCCGTCGACCGTTTCAACGGGCCAGGGACACCAGACGTATCTGCGCGATCCTGCTCGCCGCCGACCACGCCGCGTACCCACGTGGTCAACTTGTCGCGGTTCGGCGCGCGCTCGGCACTCGGGCCGGGGCGTAAACACCTTACAGAAAGGACGGGGACACCATGCCAGACTTCAAAGATCAAGTCAGGGTCCTGCAGGATCAAGCGCCGATCATCACTCTTGCGGCCCAGAACGGCGTGATCAGCTCGGGCGGCCACGGCGAAGACGGCGGTGTGCAGCTCAGCGACAAGGGCGGGGCCCTCAAAGCAAGCCTGCACGGAGGCTCGGGCGCTCTGGTCCTGAGGGAACCGCCACCCCCCGGGGCAGCGTTCCCGATCGGTCAGGAGGCGGTGTCGCTTCACGCCGTAGGAAGCAGGCTGCTCCTGGACGTCGGCGGCGAGCATCGAATTCGGGTCGAGGGAAAGAACGGCGACGTCTGGCTGGGTGGGAATGGCGCGAACGGCGACCTGATGCTATTCGCGGCGAGTGGAGACAATGAGACGGTCGCCCAGGCCTCGATCCATCTCGATGGGGCCGAGGGCGATATCAGGCTGAAGAACGCCGACTGTGCGGAAGATTTCGATGTCTTAGCGACCGAGCCGATCGAGCCGGGCACCGTGCTTGTGATCGACCGCGGGGGCGCCCTACGGCCAAGCACCGAACCGTATGACAAGCGCGTGGCAGGCGTGGTCTCTGGTGCCGGCAACTGCAAGCCGGGAATCGTGCTGGACAAGAACCCGCTTCGGAACGATCGGCTGCCGCTGGCTCTGGTCGGAAAGGTCTTCTGCAAGGTGGACGCACAAACCTCCCCGATCGAGGTGGGGGATCTGCTGACCACCTCGTCCACGCCAGGCCACGCGATGAAAGCATCGGACCCGTCCCGATCGTTCGGTACGGTCATCGGCAAGGCGCTCCGTCCAATCAGTACGGGCACGGGCTTGGTACCGATTCTGATTGCGTTGCAGTAGCGAACCCGCGGCACAAGCGCCATCAGGAGGGATCGATGATCAGCTTTCGCGCTCAGCTCGCCAAGATCGGCGTTGCTGCGGACATTCCGGTGTCCTACAGAACCTTCTACTCGAGGCCGAACAGCCTGCGGGCGGCCATGCGGTCGATGGACGCACCGGCCTCACAGGACTGGCAGGAGGTCTCGGACATCTTTCGCGACGATTTCTGGACAGACGAGATCCAGGGGGTCGCGTGGAACGGCACGCACTGGATCTTTTCGAGCAATGCCAATCAGTCGAAACCCGATGCCGAGGACAAGGCCATATACGTGTTCAAAGGCGGGAAGCCTCTGGACGACGATGAATGGACGGATCGGGTCAA